AGAACCAACTTTTGATACACTCTTTTTCTACAATCCAATTTCCAATCGTTATTTGTTTATAAAATTTCAAAATCCAAAAATATTTTCTTTGTTATATTTGTTATTTATTTTATTCATTGTTGACGGCGGAATGATTTAAGACTGACCAACCGGATTTTACCTTGTTAAGATAATCTTGTTCCCGAGGGACTAACGTGCAGAGCCTAGTAAGCAGACGCAGCAAGATAAACTTTTCACTGCCGGGGAAACACCTTATTTCAGGAAACTACGTAAATGGTTTAGAGTACTTGGGCATATTTATATGCAAGAATGGTCTATTGACCTGTCGCTACCCTGCTATACAGGAGTCTAAAACAAGTATTTCTATGTAAATGCGTGCTATAATCGTAACACGTATGCTGACCACAACTCTTCCACGATTCTTTTAAATTTTTCAATTCCAATTATGCTCACAACTTACAATATTTTCAATAAAGTTTTCAAAATTCACAAAATTTCCAAAATGCAACAAAATATTGAATCAACTAGTGCCTGCCCACAGAAACTGTACATCGGACAACACCAGTCTGAGAGCAGAAAAATTTTAAGACAACACCTGTTCTCTGGACGTTTACTGACCTTAGCTAGCCTTTATCAAGGTAAGCCATTGCCAGTTTTCGAATCCTCAGAACGCCTTTTCAACTATTCCATCAACTTTCATGGGAAACGCTTCATTCTGAAGTTCTCCCATAAAGATCCTTGGACTGTTCACTACATCAAGAAACTCAACAAGTTTAAAGATATCAGTCAAACCTACCAATCATTTGGAGGAGCCCTTTTTGGCGCTGTTATCGGAGGACTTGGAGTTACAGGGAGCATGTTCACATCTATTTTTTCAGGTCTTACCAAATCGTTAGCCGCACAATTATCATCATCAATTTGCGCAGTTGGTATTTTGTTGAAGTCAACTGATACATTTTGTTGTATCCAGGCTATGACTATACTGCTTGCGAATTTAGGAGCCGCTTTCGATGTCGTTTCAAGGATCGCTTGGCCCTTGGCCACTGGAGGAATGTTTTGGCAATCCAAATTTTCTTGGGTTCCCTCAGCTGTTGGAGCACTCCTTGCTCTAGTACTTGGAGCCACCACATCGGCCCAATTTGTTGGTATTTTTACCAAAACAGCTTCGATGGGTTATACCATGTCAACCGTTTCCTCCACCACTAGGTTAGTTAAGGACTGCCTAGAAAATCTAGTCCCCTTTGTTTACACCACCATTACAGGTCGGCCTTGGGAGTTGGATTCAGTTTCATCTACTTTAGCTTCGTATACCACATTTGTTACTCGAGTTGAAGATTTCGAAATGAATCGCGCATGCGATATCGAAACTAACTTGAATTATCAAGCTGAAGTCATGGAACTGCAATTACTCTACCGAGCTGTAATGGAGGAGGCAGACAAACTCAAAATGCGTCTAACCGTCCAACCCCTCATTCAGGCCTATTACAACAAGGTCAACAAATGGGTCACGATGGTTAACGCAAGTGGTCTTCTTCGTTCCGGCGTGCGTCCAGAGCCCCTCTGCATCCTCCTATCAGGACAACCTGGTATTGGAAAATCCTTTATGGTGAACAACCTTATTAAGGATGTAGGAGCTGAGCACATTCCGTGGAAGAACACACCCACAGAGACTATCTCTAATCATATATACCAGCGCAATCCAGCTATTGAGCATTGGTCGGGTTACCGCCAACAGTTCGCTGTGCTATACGATGATTTCATGCAGTTAGTCGATTCCCCCTCCCGTCCTAATCCTGAGGTCAATGAAATGATCAACGTGGTAGGAACCAATGCCTTCCATTTACCAATGGCAGAGTTAGAAGAGAAAGCCCGAGGCTTTTTCCGAAGTGAACTCGTTGTAGCAACATCTAACATCAATGATTTTGGAGCTTCAGTCGTAAAGTCTGTCGTCTCACCCCCCGCCTTAATGAGGCGCTTTGGTGTTCATGCTTTGGTAACTAAGGAAGCAGGCCAATTTAGGTTTTGGCTCTACCAGGATGGCTCGTTGGCCGCAGATCCCATCTCCTATGAGGAGTTCGTGAATATTTGTCGCGCACAGTACCTCGTGAAGAGGAAGGAGTTCTCCGCTAGGCTAGTTACCTCTCAGGTTAAAACTAGCGGCACTCCCCATCAATGCGTGGCCAAGTTCATTGGTTATGTATCAGCCCCAGCCCACATTCAGGAATCTGCTATGAAGCGATCCCAAGCAAAGGCTGGTACCGACCACTCCTATTGTCACCCCTCCTTACCCTGCCATCAGGTCCCACAATCCCTATTCAGTTACTTCAGATCTGGACCCTCACTTAGTGAGGAGAGAGTTTTTAAACTCTGGACTGTTATTATGTGCGGACTTGATTCCATCCCTTTCACCCTCGATCCTGCCAATAAGGCAAAAGTCGATTTGGCTATTGCTGACCTTACTGAGGAATTGGAGCTTTACGGCTCTGAAGACACCTATGAGCATTTTGCCAGTGGCCAGTGGAAGAAGGAAGGTTTTAGGAACAATCCTGAAATAATGGAAGCCGATGCTACCATCTTCATGTCATATTTGAACATTCCTTTCACTGTCACTGTTCCTTCTGGAGGTGCAGAATCTATTGTTGAATGGCACTCCCTGGCGAAAGCGTTTCTTGCGGATTCTGTTTTTGTTATGGTTGAAGAAGACATTGATTCCTTGGCTTCATTGCTGTGGAAGAAATTTATTCGAGTCTTTCAGTTTGGAAGCTCCACCCTCCAACGTTTTGGACAAACTCTTGCCGATACCACCTTTGCAGGTGCCTTGAAAGTCGCCATTTTGACTGGCGCTACAGGCATTTTTGCATGGTTATATTGGAACTTACTATCTCCCTACCTGGAGAAGGACGATTCCTACTTTGAAGCAGAAGTTTTGATCTTCAACGAATCCAAGAATGCAATGGGTGCTCAGAAATCCCAGAAAGGAACCACAATGCGAACTGAGAGCCGAGAGGCTTTGGGCAAGCAAGCAGCAACTAAGGGTAAAACCATGCGAATGGAATCTACTTTGGACTGTTATCTCGAAGTCGTCAAGACCGGGAAGCAAGAAATGGTAGCCATTCGAGCTGATCTGTGGGACACCTACAAGGCTGACCCTTCCTCTTACAATTTGCGAGTGCTAATGAAAGCTATGGAGCTTTACTGGCAATTATGCTTAGCATCTCACAACGATGACGCCTCAATAACAGTGAAGGCGAGAGTGAAGCGTTACTTTGAACATCTGGTTTCCTCTGGGCAAACATCCGTCGAAGACTTGTGTCTCGTTTCTGAAGCTGACCCTGAGATTCTGGCTGTCGCCAAAACTTTCCCTGACTTGCTCGCTCCCATCATAGACAAGATGGTCGATAAACTAGAGCGCAAAGCACAGTCATTCCAGGGATCTGGTGATCAGAACTCAGATGGTATTGCCAAGAAGCTGTTACGCAATCTTTGCGATGTTACCGTCAAAAACTCCTCAGTTCAACTCTCCAAGATTTTCTTCTACCAAGGTCGTAAGGCTTGGATCAATTCTCATGCTCTGGCTATGTTAGCCGATTATGATTGGTGTGTTACCCGTTATTTTAGTGGCGGTGGCTCATCAAAGATGGTATTCAAGTTTGAAGATCTGAAGATTATCAAACACCCCCAACTCGACATCTCCTTAGTCCAATTTCCTAAGACTCTCTCTCCCTTCGCAGACGTACTCAATCTGATTGCAATGGATGGTGATTTGAATTTTCAGTATCTCCCAGCCGGTCGCATAGTCACGCGCAGAGAGGGTGAGCCAATGGTCATTAACGGACCTCATCCAGAACTCCATGATCGGGCTATTGAGCTCCCTGATGGAACCATCACCCCAGTCAGGGCCACGATTGGCTACGACCACATGCACACCATTGCTGGTGACTGCGGTTCGCCTTTCTTGGCTGTGGACCCTACTAGAAACCGTAAGGTTTTTGGATTCCATATGATGGGAAATTCAACTGGTTCGGGCACTTCGATAGTAGTAACTCAAGAGGTCTTACACGATCTTGAGAGCAAATCCGACTTCGAGCCTGAGGTTGTCATTAGTGATCAGCGCTTCCAAATGGAAGTAGATCCCCACCCCTACATCGATGAGCCTTTGGCCATCATTCCCACCCCCTTCGAACCGACGGTAACCAAACACCGTCGTTCAGCCATTCATGGAATGGTCTCCGCTCCTATTACTCGCCCATCCATCCTACGTTCTTCGGAGAACTTGGATCCCATGGAGAGAGGAGTGCGAGGTTTCCAGAAGAGGCGCCCAATCATCAATGAGAGATTCCAAAATGAAGCTCTATCGGTACTTACTCGCTATTGTGCAGGTAAGCCTATTATTGCTCGAACTCTTACATTAGATGAGGCCATCTCTGGAAAAGACATTCCTGGTTTGGAACCAGTCGATCGTTCAACTTCTGCAGGTCTTCCCCTTTGTTTAGCTAAGGGCGCCTCAGGAAAGAAACTTTGGATTGCCGAAGATTACACCCCATCCGAAGACTTAGTCCGGATGGTCGCCGATTTGGAAGAACAATTTAGAACAGGTAACATCAAGGATGTACCTATCTTCAAGGATTCTTTGAAAGACGAACGTGTAGCAATGGAAAAAGCCGATATCAACCGACCCGAAAAGGTCAAAACACGGATGTTTTCAGCATCCCCATTGGTTTTCATGTTGCTGCTGCGTAAGTACTACGGAGCTTTCTTTGGACATCTGATTGTGAACCAAGTTCGCAACTCGTGCACTTCTGGCGTCAATCCTATGAGTGGCGATTGGCAGCGCATGGCTGACTGGCTACATGAGGTATCTAATAAAGTCGATGACGGTGATTATTCATCCTTTGATTCGACCCAACCCTCTGGCTTTCTCCTACCTGTCTACAAGTCCATTCGCAACTGGTACCTCCTCAACGGTGGTTCTGGCGAAGAAGATGTGATCAGAGAGCGCCTTGCTGAATTCTGCATTCATGCATTCCATAGCACTCGTGGGGTCGTCTACCGCTCGGAAGGTAGTTTACCTTCTGGTATGATCGGCACCACTGCTATTAACAGCGGCGTCAACCTGGTTGCTTTCTTCTACGCTTGGCGTAGGATTTATCCTCTTTCCTCCCCTGGGGAGTTCTTACAACATGTACGAACCCTCACCCACGGAGATGATGTGGTCTTTTCCGTATCAGACTCCTTTCCTGAGTTTACTTCCGCCAATATTGGAAGAGCCCTTGCAGAGATCGGGATGATTTTTACTCCCGCAGCCAAGGATGGTGTGGAAACACACGCTCGACCAATCGAGGAAGTTAACTTTCTCAAACGAGGTTTTAAGAAGATCCACGGCATCTACCGTGCGCCTCTTGCTACAGCCTCAAGCTTAGAGATGTGCAATTGGGTTACCAAATCGCCAGATCTGATCTCTGCCACAGTAGATAATGTTATCACTGCAATGAGAGAACTGTCGATTTCCGAACCTGATACATCCCTTCAGCAACAACTTCAAGCGGCGGTCTTGACCGAAACTGGGCGTCTAGTCCCTCTCATCTCCGCTGATGAAATGTGTAGATCTTTCTACCCTTCCTTCTAGACAAAACTTCTTCTTCGTGATCTTTCTTCTTCTAGTTTTCTTACCTTTCTAGTAGTCGAACTGCTGTAGTAGATTTTATCCTAAAAACCCCGTAACCGGATATTTAATGGTTGTAGATATTCGGATTAGACAACCTTCAATTATCAAGAATTAATTTCCCAACTTACTTCAAACTATCAAAATGTCCAAGCGGCCTCTTCTGGATCAGCAAACACCATGCCCACAGCGGGCGAACCTGATTCTGCTCTAGAAAGACCAGTAGGACTTACCACTTACGTAGATGCCGAAGACTCTCGTGCAGATACCCATATTGCTTCTCTAACCACAGATTCCGACAAACTCATGTCTATCAGCCATGCGGCAGAAGATATCAAGGAAGTTCTGTGCAGACCTGCATTTATGAACAATCTCACGTGGTCCTCGTCTAATGCGGCCAACTCTCTCCTAGCCTACTACGACTTGCCTCAGGCTTTACCAGCCTATTCCGCGATTAAGAAGTGCAAGCTTCAGTACAATCAATTTATGCAAGCCGATGTTGTCTTTAGGATTGAAGCGGCTCCTATTCAGTTTCAGTCCGGCAGACTTTACGTTTGCTTTGAACCTTACCGAGGTGAAAGAGGTACTCGAATTTCCATCGGTTTCCCCCAGTCGTATACTGCTCTTCAAGGAGTTATTTACGATCCTGCGAAACCTAGCCCCGTGGAATTTAGAGTCCCCTTCTCCTCTCTCCTAGCAGCCTATGACTTACCTATAGGACAATATGGATGTGGGCAACTACTACTATATGTTCTATCTCCTCTTAATTCTTCTGCTTCTACCTCATCTGTGACTCTCTCTATCCAATCCTGGTTGGAGAATGTTAAACTCAACGTTCCCACTCAGGCTCTTGCTCTTACTTCGAACCTCACGATGGTTGCTCGGTCTTCTTCCGAGCGCACTCATGGTGAGCCTCAAAAATTTCAGTCTAACGAACAAGCTCTAGCCCAGCGACACCGGTTTTCCCGGGCAGCGGACCGCGTTTCAGCGGTAGCTTCGTTCTTAGGTAACTTCCCCCTTCTTTCAGCCGTGGCTTCACCTGTAGCAGCTTTTGCGAAAGGTGTGTCCAAGGCAGCAGCGGCGTTTGGGTTTTCTAAGCCTTCAGACGTCTCAGCCCCCACTAAGATTGTTTCCCACAATCGAGCGGCTTGGGCCAATGCTGACGGACCTCTTCCCGCGATCTCTTTGACGCAGGCGAGCGACTATGCATTGGACCAGACTGGTCGATATTTTCCCGCCCCGGTGGATGAGATGGACATTTCCTACATTACATCAAAGCCAGCTATGCTTAATGCGTGGTCTTGGTCTACTACTGATACCGTAGGTAAAGTTGTCACCATCATCCCAGTCCACCCCGGGTTGTGTAACCAAGTTTCCGGTGCAGAAACCCAATCTTTTGGTGTTTATGCTCCAACCCCCACAGCTTACGTCGCGTCGATGTTTAAATATTGGGCGGGTTCGCTCAAATATAAACTCGATGCCGTGGCTACTCCTTTCCATGCCGGTAGGTTGCTCATAGCTTACCTTCCCGACTACGATCCTTCTCAAACCCTATCCATCAACGAAATAGGTAATAATTACTCAGTGCTTTGGGATATTACAGACTCTTCCACCTTAGAGTTTGAGATTCCCTACCTCGGTAACACTCCCTACCTAAATTGTTATTTGGATGACCAATCCTTTACTTCCTTGATTGAAGCTGGAGCTACTTCAGCTAACATAGCGAGAATAAGGTCCATACAGAATGGAGCTTTGATTGTTTTTGTGCTCAATCAATTGGTTGCCCCCACCTCTACTGCTACTACAATACCAGTGCAGAACTGGATTGCTGGTGGCAAAGATCTAACCTTCATCGAACCAGTGTTCGGTGTCTATTCCCCCTCCATGGACAATGTAGTCCGCCAGGACAATACCGGAAGTCTTTACGACGGTACTGCCCTGACTGCACCTGCCACAGGAGTTAATCCTACCCGCATGCTCGATTTCGAAGATATAGATGAAGTCGACTGTGAACCTCAAGTTTTCCAGTCTTCCTCTCTAGCTGCAGCCTTAGACGCAGCATCGAAAACGGCAGCAGCCTCAGCCCCAGCGGCCCCAGCGGCGGCAGCGACGACTAAAACTGCGGCGGACGACAAACCAGACGCCCGCTCAGCTACCACGTCGGCCCCTTCAGCCGCGGCCAAAACAAACGCCCCTACCAACATCACCGATTATATAACCGGTGGTGCATCTACCTCAGCCGAACTTTTGGCTTCCCGTAACAACTTCATCCCCCAACAATACCTTTCCCCTCAAGACAGAGCGAAATTAGTGACAGGTGAGGTTATTACCAACTTGCGACAATTAACGCGCCGAATGGCGCCTGCGTTCGCGATTTACCCTCACGATGTAGTCAATTCAGGAGCGTGGGATACTAGTGTTACGATGCTAAATTCCAACCACGTTCTCATTATTGATCCGGACTACTTTGGTACAGGACAGGGCCGGGGGGATGATGCTATACAGAAAAAGACTATAGCACCAGCCTATACCGGCGGGTCCGAAGCAAAGTGGATGACGGAACTAGTTTCCCCTCTATCCTACATCAGCTATCTCTACGCGTTTGCTCGAGGTTCTCGACGCTATGCGATTTCTTCCCAACCTTCAAATGTCATCAACGCCGCCAAATTTGCGACATTCTGTGATGAAACAGATCCAGTCGCGGATTCTGGCCTTGGAACATTTGACATGCGAATGAGCATCCACTCTGTGGAACTCGTTCCCCCTTTTCAACCTTACTTCTGTCCTGAATGGGGCGCCTATGGCTACTCCTATGACAACACCTCTGATTCCACCGTCCCTAACAACTCCCAATCAGGTCTCAACTCTATTTTTGCAGGCAATCCAGCTCTGCAGAAATCAGGCGAACCTGGATGTGGAGCGGTAGTGTCAGTTCCTCCCTCCTCTCGATATCCCACTAAATTGATTTGCACTCCCTTCGAATCATCAGTGGATTATATCAAATCCAAATCCTTGAATGCTCCTCGGTCTCGTCGATTCCTCGAAATTAGGTACAAACCTTTTAGTACCGCACTTTCCGGCACGACCGCGACATTCACTCCTAAACTTTGGCCCGTCCCCACCACCATCTACGAATCGGCAGGGGATGATTTTTCTTTCGGTGGTCTTGTACCCCCGCCTCTCCTGACTAGGGTAACAAAGGCATTAGTATTGCCTAACATCATTACAGGAGCGAAAAAAGGTTTCTAAACCGGTAAGAGCCCG